AAGTCTTTGACATCTGATATCGCACCAGAGGCTCCACGAATATTAATATCATCTTCATCAAGGTCTTGAAAGAGAGTAGATCCCTTTAAATTACGAGGATCACCAGTAATTGGCTTAACCACAAAATCTTGTGCAAATCCATAATCTGCATCAGACGGTTTAATTATAAATTCAGATGGTTTGATAATATTAACTTCTTCACCATATAAAGCTCTGAATAAAATTTTATATGACTCTTCTGTTCCTTTTGTTTTGTAAAAATCCTTAATTTGTCGAATAAACTTAACTTGATCTAAATCACTGTCTAATTTACGATTTTCAAAACCACTCGCAAAAGTTGTTTTTAGTTTATTAAAAAATTCACGAATAAAAAGATTTGATAAGTTATGAACTTTACTACCGCCTGTATGTGCAGCACCGACTGATGTTTTAAATTCAACAAGATCTGGTTTTGTAGGTTGATCTAAATTACATACGCCACTAAAACCTCGAATACATCCAGTGAATGATGTTGTTCCAATTCCTGTGTATGTGATGATTTCATCATCAATTTTTAACAGTCCATACTTATTTGGATATCCTTTTGTTGAATCTACAAAAATTGTAGAGGAGTAAGATTCAGTGTTTGTTGATAATCCAGTAAATTCAGTGAGTGCAGCACCAACGTATGTTTGTAATTTAGTATATCTGTCAAGATTTTCAGCAATATTGATTGAACCACCCTGATATTCTTGGGAGGTATAGTATTGCTTCATAAAATCCACAAAAAGTGGATTTTCAGTTTGCACAAACTCAGGTAACTGATTTTCAATTACCTGATTGATTTCGACTCTTTGTATTGAGGTATCTATCATTAATATCCGCCGCCAGAGCTAGATCCACCACCGCCACCAGATGATGTGGTTGTAGTAGTGGTTGTACTTGATGTTGTAGTTGATGTTGCGTATGTACCACTACTTGATGTTGTCGTTCCAGTTGATGAAGCAGTAGATGGTAAAAGCGTAGAACCAGTTGTCACTGGAGAGTTGGATTTTCTCGTGAAAGTTGGAGTATAATAACTGTGTGTATGAACAAATCTTGATCCAGACGTATTTTCACCTGATGCGATTAAATCTTGAACCATGTTGATTGTTGTATTTGTCATATCGAACTTAACGTATAAATCTCGAAGACCAACAATATCATTTGAATGTGGAATTGCTTGAATTTCAACCACACCATTCGCAATTACTGTTGAAGTTATATTTACAGTATCTATAAGAACTTCACCATTCATATAATCAACTGTTCCAGCATTTTTCTTTATAATGTTAGGAGTTCCACCCTCTGTATATGTAAAGAAGAATATTCGACCTTTTTCACGATTAACTACCTCATCTGCAAGATAAACAGTCCCTGTAACACCCTCAATTGTAAATCCAGTAGAAACCACGTTGTAAGAGGATTCTTGAGTATGAAACATATTACCAAAACAAATTTCATATTGTGCAAATTGACCCAAAACTGATCTCAAATTACGTCGAATTGTCACTAAGGTGATATTTGATGTAACTGATGAGTCAACACTGTCAATGAGTGACACAGCCTTACTATATTTGAATCTACCACCAAATTTATTCACATCAATTGAACGAGAATACTGTGTCAGTGCATTTGAAATGCCAGTCTTAAGACTTTCTGGATTATCATTTAAATTTGTATTGTAATATGGTGTTGTATTGATTTCAACGTACAAATACTTAAGATCTACAAACTCTGGAACGATTCCAGCGACTGCGTAACTTTTTAAACGTTGTATTAACTCTCTTTTTGTTTCATCTGATAGAAAATCACCATTTCGAGGTTTTACTGATATAAAGACTTTACCAAAACGAGGTGGACTCATTTCTTCACCACCATAAGCAGTAACAGACTCGACATTCGGGTAAATATAACCTAAAACTGATTCATAATCAGACGCCGTGACTGCACGATACTGAGAAGAGTAAATTCTTGGTGCATAATACTTGATTGATGATATCGATTCAATTTCATCACCATCTCTTGACTTTTCAACCGTTTCAATTAGAGAAACATCCGCTGCATCAATGGCACCACCATCTTGATTCGTAATATTTCCTACAAAACTAAATTCTGAAGCGTCATTTCCCTCTCTACCAGCACTAGTGATGTAACTAGTCACAATAAAATTATCATTTTCTAATTTTTTAGCAATAACGTTGTCACCAAAGATTAATTCGTACCTTTCATCTTCAATTTCTTGTAATAAGTATGAATTTGACGTTGAGGTAATTCCAATAATGTTGTTAATCTGTTTATATGTAACACTTGAGGTTGAACTTTCAGAAGGTCTAACTCTAACCTTAATTGTTGATGTATCAATAAAGGAATTATCAAGAATAAATTTTTGATTAGACAAAGATGACTGCACAGTGAAGGATTGTGCTACAAAAGTACCCTCATAAATCTCAATATTGTTAAATTCAGCAAAACCATTGTTAACAGGGACTGTAATTGACTCTGGAATTGAAAAAATGAAGTTTGAGTTTCTTCCAACACCATTACATACTAAACCAGAATTTAAAGTCAGTGTTGATGTATCTGTAAGTCCACTTACGTTGAATGATACCCTTGCTCTTGCTGCTCTACGAGACCTTGGAACGTATCCTATGTTTCTGGCGAGTGCGACAACGTTTTCTCGAAGTGTTGCAGAGTCGAGAAAACACTCATTCGCTGCCATATTAGTATTATACGCAGTGATGTATGTATTATATGCTAATGCGTCAATAATTATTGAAAGGTTTGACCCTTCAAAGTCATAATCAGTAAAATTTGTGTTTGCCCGCAAATAATCTCTGATAGACTGTTTTATATCAGCGAAATCTAAATTAACATATTGTCCGAAAGCCATTATACTCTAGCTGGTTGTAGGAGAACGTCTACTGTTTGTGATGGGTTTGCCATTCCTGTGATATCGTATTGAATTGTTGCATTTAATTCATGACTATCAGGATAATTTGCAACATTTACTTTAATATTACTAATTCTTGGTTCGTAATTTAATAAAGTAGACTTAATCTCATCAGAAATTCTAATATGATCTAATGGATTAGCTAATTCAAACAAAGAATTGTTTACACTTGTTCCAAAAAGAGGCGAATAAGGTTTTTCACCAAGAATTGTGAAGATTATATTCTTTACAGATTTCTTGATAACATCTTCATTCTTTATTGTTATCAAATCATTCGTCACAGGATGACGTTTGAATGATAAATTGATATCTTTGAATGCCCTAGAAGCCACTATTTAACACAAAAAGTTTCCTGTTTTTATTTATACCGCTTTTTTTATCTTTTTACGACTCTAATTCTGTATTTTTCCGATTCCAAAGCGTTAATAATATATTTAGCACTAATTCTTGGGTCTTTTTCGCCGCAAGTGAAGAAATCTGCGTTCATTCGACCCAATTCAGGCCAAGTATGACAAGAAACATGACTTTCTGCGAGTGCAAAAAGACATGTAACACCACATGGATTGAATTTATGTGTGTATTCGTTCAATATTCTCATCTCCGACTTCAAAATCGCACGAGTGAAGATGTCACGAAGGAAATTTGGACTATTTAAGTCATCAAAATACCCATCGTAGACATCTAATATGAGATGTTCACCCATTTCATCCCAATTCTGGTTCATTTAAGTCTATTTTAAAGTCGCCATTGTAAAAATCAACGTTCATATCAGTGCCTCCAGCGCCTACTTCAACATCAGATGACCTTTCTTTCGCTGTTTTCCAGAAATAATTCTCTTCTGACCCTAATCCATCACGATCATGACCGTTTTCTACCTGATAATACACGGTTGAAACCTTAAAATCAGGAATCTTAGGTGTCTCAGGAGTGATACTGTTGTCATAAATCCTCATTCTGTTGTTAGGATACAAACAAAACTGTCCATTATCCAATTCTAAGAGGTTATGACTCTTATGTTCCGCTGGTTGTTCGCTTGTAGAGTAGTCTACAGCGTCCACATCTTGATGATAATTGTCTAAAGTGCAAATATATGTACCTGTTTGCGTTCCAAAGTCTCTTGTATAGACCTCATAATGCATCGAACCGATGAATTGTTTCTGCACTGCAACGACTCCATAGTCCATACAGTTCCAAAACTGTAGATTGTGCAGTGTCATATCTGGGTCGGGTATCTCAGGAGAGGAGAGGAAAGCGGATATTGGTAACTTATCAAACATTGCAGCATATTCTGGTAGATAAGTTTCAAAATAAAACGCACGGCCAGGAATACTTTTTGCAGAAACCCACACTCCTTTCACAAATTCGCCATGACCACTCTTATGGTCAGTCAAATACTCCTTACGAACCCATACTTCATAAGAAGGTAGATTAGTAATTAATGTACTCAACGACCTTGACCTCGATATTTCTTCTTTTTATGATTTCGACTGGTTGCAGATAACTTCGTACGTTCAGATTTGCCCTGTCTTGTTTTCTTTGGACGACCTTCGATACTATTTCCTGTATTAAAACGAACTGCCATTAATTTCTCCTGTCTTCATTTAAGGGTGAACCAAAATATTCACGATTTACAAAGTATAATAATACAAGTGTAAACATAATACCAAGAAAACCAAGAATCAAGATTGGTGACTGTGGTATATCATAAACTGGAATTGTCATTTACTGATTCTCCTTGAGAGACATATCGATGATTTCAACCTCATCTGGGTCAATCGCATCTGGACGACCTTCATCAAATCTCTGAACGAGTATTTGCATTGCATCATACTTACCAGCTTCACTCAACAAACCTTTGGAGAGTTCGCGCCCGTTATATATGAGTTTATACTTTCTTTCTAATTTACCTTTTGCCATAATAACTCCTATGAATGTGGATTGTAATAATATAACATGAAGATAATCACAAGGATTATTCCAATAAAGACAAGACCTGCCATCAAATCACCCTCGTCTTCTCATGACCCACACGAATTCGAGGGTCGCACCATGTCACCATGCCTTCTTTCTTTGCATCTAAACAGAACGATACATCTTCTCCGCACATATCCTGTACATTCCCACTATCAAACACTTGC